ACTTTTCTTAAAGATAAAGATTTTATGTAGTCTGATGGATTTAAGTTATCTTCAAATGATATACCTACATCGTTAACTCTTTGAGCGATAATAATTTCATCAACATCTTCACCAGCATTTACAGCTTGTTCTATAATTCTAAATATAGTGCTGTTTAAAGATGATTGCTCAGAATAAAAATCAGAAATATTTATAAAAGTACATATTTCTGTCAAAGCTTGAGGCTCTTTTAAGAGACCTGCCAAAAGCTGTTTTTCTAGTTCATAAGAGTATATCATTCTTCGTCGTCCTCACTTGTTTTTTCTATGACAGAACTTTCAAAAAAGTCTTGCAAGCATTTAGTTAAAGCTAATTGAGTCATAGCACAATCAAATTTTCTGTATATTAAAGGCTTACCGTTTTCAGATGAAACAGCCATTATGATGCCTTTATATTTATCTGCGCCACCTGAAAGCTCATATAGCTTATCAACCATTTCGCTCGGTATATGAAAATCACTCTCCTCATCTTCAATATTCATAGGTATATATCTTGATTTTTAAATAATGTTGCCTGTATTTCATCTTGAGGATAAACCTCTGCTAATTTTATTCCATTTGACTGACAAAAATCAAGTTTCTTTTCGTCTCTTTTTAATTGATCAGAATATTTAAAATGATTTTTATGAAAAAATTTCACATATTTTGTATGTTGTGCTCCTTGAACCTCAACAGCAATTTTTTTATTAGCGTTGTAAAAATCTAAACTTAATCTAGTACCTACAACTCTAAACTCTTCAAAGACAATATCACTATGCCAATATTTAAAAAGGAAACTTTTTACTTTTGTCTGAAATTTACTACGACTTGGCTTGTTCCAATCTATTAAATATTTTTTTGCATTTTTAAGATTTCTTTGTTTACCGTACTGATCGATAAACTTCATGCAGTTATTTGCTGTTTAAAATAAACACTTAAAAAGTTGCAAAGTTTTCCATCTTCATCAAGAACCTTAAATAAATTATTATCACCCTGAATTTGATCTGGAAATTCTAGTTTATTTTCTTTTAACAATTCTTTAAAATCTTCTGTAGGCTTAATCCAAGCGCCTTTTTTTTCTACGAATTCTCAAGCGTATAACAAATCTACAATTTCTTTTTCAATCCAAATAGAATTACCACCAGAGCGATTGTATCTTACAGGATAGGTCAAACTAATATTAGATTTCTCATTAGGAGATTTACAAATTAAAACTTTGGCAAAATGTCCAACAATAGGATTCTTTTTCTCGTCAATAGTTTTTATACTAGGGTTTTGCAGAATAAGGTCTGATTTATATCTAGGTTGAAATTGAATCACAGTATTGGCATAATGCTGCAAAGCATATCCTCCTGTAGCTACAGACTGTCTAGGAGGCTCTTTGGAATACTGGTCTCTCATCTCTGACCTTACCTGACTAATAAATATAGCCATATGCCCTCTCTTACCTAAAGCAATACTAGTTTGTTTACACCAAGTAGATGCAATACTTGCTCCTGCTGCTATCTTAGCAAACTCATCAAAGCCTTTAGAAGCGTCATTTTTAGCAATTAACCCGTCAACAGAATCTAATATAAAACAATATTTTTGTTTGTTTTTCTCATCGTCAATGAGCTGCTTGATGCAAGTCATTGCTGTTTCATAGATATTAGTTTCTAAGACAAAACATGTCCCATCTACCCATTCATCTGCTGACCATACAAATTTGACACCAGATCTTTCCCTCACTTCTTTACTTAGTCTACCCTCAGCTTTAATATATAATCCTCTAGGTTTTTCCATTGAGGTTAGAAAGTTATTCATAACCTCTAAAGCCTCGGAAGTTTTCCCTCCTTCAGTAAGGCCAGTAAAACGATGTAGCCCAGGTCCAAATCCTCCATTCATGCACAGGTCAAATTGAAGAGATCCGCTGGAGACTTTGTAATCAAACTCCTCTTCAAAATTATAATGATCGCTTTTATTTGATTTCAAAAAATTGCCAAGAATATCGTTTGGGTCTGGTCCGTCACTCATTTAAAAAATCTCTAATTGTTTTTTTAGTAGTTTTAATTTTGGCATCTTTGCCAAACTTATCCCCGATATTATACTTTGGGTATTTTGAAAAGTCTAGTTTAAAATTAAATGCTCTAAATTTTTTATCTAAAGTGCTTTTTAGTTTAGGGCTAATTAAATATTTTAATGATTCAAATTTTTTTGGAAAAGAAACTATACTCATGAATTCTTGAGAATACTTAGAGCATAAATCATTTAAAAGCTTCATCTCGCGAGAAAAAAAGGGTCTGCGGCCTTTATCTGGGATAATTAGAAGATTTTCTAAGATTTTTCTTTTATTAAGCTTTGTTTTTTTAGACACCCTTAGAATTAATGATTTTTATGTCATTGTCAACCATTTTTCTTACTAAATCTATAAAACTACTTTTAGGTTTCCAACCAAGCTCGCTTCTAGCTCTACTTGAATCACCTATTAGTAAATCAACTTCTGCTGGTCTATAAAATTTTGGATCAACTTCCATCAATAAATCGTCTCCATGAAAATATTTACAATCTTCATCAAAACCTTCCCATCTGCATATTGACCTATGGAATCCTGCTGCATTAAATGCTTCTTCAACAAATTCTTTTATTGTATGAGCTTGATCTGATGAAAGTACATAATCGTCAGGTGTTTTTCTCCAAATGTTAGTCCAATACTGTTCTTGATTTAACATTCTCCATACTCCATCCATAAAGTCTTCAGCATCACTCCAGTCTCTTTTGGAATTAATATTACCAAGCCTTAAAGGTTTAAAAGTTTTTTTATTAATATATTGGCTGTTAATACGTGCAACATTTTCAGTAATTTTTCTGGTAACAAAATCTGAACCTCTTCGAACGCCCTCGTGATTAAACAACCAGCCTTGAACTGCGTACAAGCCATATGAATCTCGATAAACTTTCACTAAATGCCTAGCAGAACATTTTGAAGCTCCATAAGGGCTTCTTGGTCTTAGTGGGTGTTCTTCAGTCTGTGGTTCTACTATAACATCACCAAATTCCTCAGAAGATCCAGCGTTATAATATCTACATTTTGGACAATGCTTTTTTATGGACTCAAGTTGATGCAGAACAGCCATGCAGTTTGTCACCATGTGATTTACTGGCTGCGTCCAACTGTTTCCAACAAAAGAGTTTGCCGCAAAATTTATAAAGTATTTAGGCTTGTGTTCTGATATTACCTTATCTATATTTTGGGGGTCAGTAATATCTAAATCAATAAGAAAAAATCTTGGATTATCAAGCAAGTGTAGGATGTTGTCATGGTTTTTTACGCTTAGTCGCCTAGCACCACCAATAATTGTATGTTTTGTATTTTTGAGTAAGTAGTCTGCCATGAGACTACCATCTTGACCAGTAACACCAGTAATAATAACTACAACATTATTTTTTTTCATTAAATTTTTCCTCTATCCATTGATATGTCGAGGATACTCCCTCTAGCAATGGTTTTTGTGACTCCCAGCCGATTTGCTGTTTAAAAAGTACATTGTCTGAGTTTCGACCCTTCACCCCTAATGGGCATTTATGACCATACTTTTGTTCAAACTCCTCACCGAAAAGATTTTTTACAGATATATTTTTACCTGATGATTTAATTGCTAGTCCTGCTAATTCGTTGATAGTAACCATTTCTTCTGAGCCAATATTAACTGGGCCAGAAAAATCATCTTGAGCCATAAACTTTTCAATAGCTTTCAAGCATTCATCAATATATAAAAAAGAACGAGTTTGTTTTCCATCTCCCCATACTTCAATTTCTCCTCCATCATCACATTCTGCTACTTTACGACACATTGCAGCTGGGGCTTTTTCTTTTCCACCTTTCCAAGTACCTTGAGGCCCGAAAATATTATGAAATCTACCTACTTTAATATTAAGTCCACAATTTCTTTGAAATGCTAAATATAATCTTTCGCTAAATAATTTTTCCCACCCATATTCAGAATCTGGATTTGCAGGATACGCTGAAGACTCCTCACAATTAGGGTTATCAGGATCAAGTTGATTGTGCTCTGGATAGATGCATGCTGAAGATGAATAAAAGACTTTACCAACTTTTTGTCTGACCGCCTCTTTAGCTAAATGTAAATTAATTAACGCGGAATTATGCATTACGTTGGCATCATTCTCACCTGTAAATATATACCCTGCCCCACCCATATCTGCGGCTAATTGATAAACCTCATCAAAAGAATGACCTGGGGCAAGTTCTACGACATCAGAGACTATTTTTGCATCTGTCAAATCAGCTCTAATAAATTCATCACATATATCTGACCAATCAAAGTATTCATGATGTTTAATATCTACCGCTCTTACCCAGTAACCTTCATTTTTAAGTTTCTTAGCTAGATGTCCTCCAATAAAACCTCCGCCTCCTAAAATTAATGCTGTTTTATTCATTTTTTTTTAATTTAAAATATAATCTGTGCAAATATCAAAATTATTATAAGTTTTAAAGTTTCAATTTCTACATGCATTTTGATTTACTTTAAGCCAATTTTCTAGTTCTACTTTGGGTGTCCAACCAAGTAATTTTTGAGCTTTTTTATTATTTGCTAATGTAATTTTTGCCTCTCCTTTTCTAGTTGGAATATTTATGAAATCACCACAAATCAAATCTTTAACTTGTAATATCGAATAATTTTTTCCAGTTCCAATGTTAAATAATTCTCCAATTATTTTTTTATTATTTAAATCTGCTGCTAAAATATTAGCTTCAATAACATCTTTAACATGTGTGAAATCTCTTTTTTGTTCTCCACCCCCTACAACTGTCATTGGCTGCCCACTTGCTTTTTGTTTAAGAAATATCCCTACAACTGGAGCATATTTACCTTTTATTGGCTGCCTCTCGCCATAAACATTATAATATCTAAAGCATACTGTTTCAATATTAAACAGATCTGTATACATTTTACAAAGCTCCTCGCCTCCGACTTTAGTTACAGAGTACGGATTCAAACAATCCTTTTGCATTGTCTCTATGTGTGGAGTTTCATTTTTTAAGCCATAAGCCGATGATGTAGAGCTATAAATAACTCTTTTTACTTTAGCCTCTCTCGCACATTGAAGAACAGTGCATGTCCCTAAAAAGTTTGTTTTCGCAGTTAGAATTGGATTTTTTAAAGTAGGTTGTATTCTTGCCTCTGCCGCCATGTGAAAAACAACATCGACAGAGTCAAATAATGGTCGAATATTCGCGTAATCACATATATCTAGCTTGTGATTTTTAGCTTGTTTATTCCAATAAAATTGAGCATTAGAATTGCTAGACTCATTATCAATAACAATTACAGAAATTCCTTTTGAAATTAATTGATCAACTAAATTAGAACCAATAAATCCTGCCCCTCCTGTAACAATAACTTTTTTCATAAAACCCAATCAGTGCAAATTCCTAAGCATTTGTAATTTTTATTTCTCCAATCTTTATTTTTATCAACTATAACTGATTTTTCAGAAGTTTCTTTAT